CAGAAGATGCTGCGTGTTGGTGTTGCGGGTCAGTAACTGTTGAAGTAGCTGTGTGGGTGTGACTAACAACGATGGCATTTTTACTACCACCTGTTTGTTCAGCAGTAGCAAGTCCAGCATCACTGGCATCAATGCCAACCATGACACGACCTGTACCAAAGGCTGTCCAAGTACCAAAGCCTAATAAAGTAGCAGGGTTAGTAGAAACAACGGCAGTATAAATAGTGCCAACAGGATAAACAGCCGCCAAAGAAGCTGTTACTGCCGCTGTAACAAAAGCAGTAGTCGCCAATTGAGTAGTGTTTGTTCCACTAGATGCTGTAGGCGCTGCTGGTGTACCAGTAAATGTAGGAGATGCTAAATCAGCCTTAGTCGCAATAGCAACAGCAATGTTGACATACTCAGTGTTGATCTCAGTACCCTTGACGATCTTTAATGGATCACCAGAAGGAAGTGAATCTTTAGTAGCAAAGTTAGTGGATTGTGTATAGTTACTCACGACATTTTCCCATCTTTAGATTGAATTTCAATTCTCTGCATAGAAAGCGCAGTACCATTGATATTTGTTTCGTAGCCAGTTTGAACAATTTTACCGCTACCACTTGCCTGTACAACCAAGGTCTGTATAGCAACACCATCAGAGTATTGAGCAATGTTGTACTCACCAATACCATACTCAGACGTTCCTTGAGAAGGAATCAAAGCGTTAGCAGACAAGTAATTTGTACTAAAGTCGAATCCCCACTTAATCGTGACAAACTGGTTTGACCCACCAATCACAACTATTTTTAAACGCTTTAACAATGAAGTGACATTGGCATTTCCAAGGTCAGCATGATTGGTGTAGTACTGCATCCTGTAATTAGAAGTATGGTCTTGATAAGTGCTGTACTTACCAATATAACCATTCTTGCCAATCAGAACATCACCATTTCTGCGAGATAACAAAGCAGTTGGCTCTATGGAATTCCAAACAGTAACCCTGAAAGAACCATCTTGTAATTGACCTCTTGTGTCAAAGCAATAAACCTCTTTAACAGTAGGCACAGTCAACAAGTAAAAGGCTTCTGTTTCAGAGTAAACAGTCTTGATATTGGCAGCAGTCTCACTACCAACGATAGCCATAAAGTCACTGCGAATGTTTTTAGACAAGTCTCCAATCGGAGCAGACTTCTCAATGATCGTTCTAGCAAATGATCTAACACCAGAGTTGGATAAGAACAAAACATCCTTACCAGTACTCTGAATAGAGTCCCTAGCAATACATCCAATACCGCCAACAGTGTCAGACAAAGTAATTGTTGCAGGTGAAGTCGCATTGGCATACACCAGAATCTGACGTTTACCAAAGATAATCAAGAAGTTGTTATGTGCCGCTAATCCTGTGATCTCATCAGAACCATTAGGCCAAACTCTATCAATGTTCAAACTTCCAGCCGTTCCTGTACTCCAAACATGACCCGCTAAAAGATCAGAGAAAAAGACAGTTACATTGTCTGTAGTTGTATCAGCAGCCCACAAACGTCCAAATGCAGAGATAACAATGTTCGCAGAAGGAACAGTGCCTACATAACCAGTTTTCTCACTAACTCTGCGATAAGTTGATGTACTTACAGTAGGGTCAAAGATCAATGGATCATGCCCAGCTTGGAAGAAATAAGTAATCCCATTGAGTGAAGCACATGACCAATTACTAGCAGTAATCGTAGGAGCAGTACCACCCCCCCCATAGGTCAATTCAACAACAGCATTTGAGCTATCTAACTTAAATAACTTGTTATTCCCTGCGAACAAAACAGTAAGAATGCCATCAGCTTGAACTAACTCATGGATAACACCAACATCGTTAGCGCCAAGGTTTCCAGAAGATGAATTAACCCTTGCATAACCCTTACGAGAACCAATGCGACCATATTGATCAATGATGCAATTTGTTGCAACCAAAGCAAAACCAGCCGCCAAATCTAATGGCGAGTCTTGTGTATTCAGACCAAAGAAGCCTGGTGCTGAGATACTTTGCGTTTGGAGTGCTTGGCTCATACTGCTACAAACTCCTGATTCTCAGGATAACGAGTGCCTTCTAAAGCAATCTGGTCAGCCAACATACCTCTGTACAGTTGATAAGCCTCAGAAGAGTTCAATCCACCATCTTCACCACGTTCAACCAATGCTCTAGCATAAGCATTCTGCACAACAAGAACATCAGGAACTAAGACTGAAGTGCCATCAGCAGCCAATGGTGCTTGTGGTACTGTCAGAGAGAATGGAATGCTATAAACGCCATCAGGTCTTGGATAGAGAACTACTTGTGTGTCTCCATTACCATCTACACCATCAAAAGCGTAGTACTGTGGAACTCCAGTAATTGAAGGAACAAGATTCTGATACCTGTTCATCTCTACAAAAGAGATATTCTGCAATGCAACATTTGATGTTGTGTTCAAAGCATCTTGTACTTGGAACTTCTGACCAGCACCTGTCATTGAGTAAACATGGGCGCTTGATGTTGTAGTCAATGTAACTGTACGACCAAGGACATTCCAACTAAAAGAATCCTCAATCTGACGCTTGGCATCGTTAACAAACAAGCCAATCAGAGTTGAATAGGAGGTCTCGTTGTTAGTAGAAACTTGGGTTTCACGCAAGCGAATCAATACATTGTTAATCAGTTGTAGGAATGTCATGCTCTTTGCGCTCCATAAAGCTCGAATGTATTGGTAGAAGACATGGATGAACCAGACTCAGTGGTAATTCGCACTTGGTCGCCTTCTTCTAAAACAACATAAGCGCCACCATCGAATCTGAGATACTGAGTAGCAGAAATCTGATAAGCATCAATTACATAAATCTCAGCATCGGCACTAGAGTCGTACCACCAGATACTTACAGTTTTATTGTTTCCAGAATGATTTGAAATATAGCAAAGATTCCATAAGGCATAGTAACCAGTAGGTACTGTGTAGACTGTAGTCTTAGTACCTGCTGTTAATATATTGCCTACAGAAATTGGTCTCATTTGTTCCTCTTAGAGATAGCTTTGGCTTTCGCTCTAGCGTCTTCCTTGGACGATGCACCCCAAGCTCTAAGAGAAAGAAGAAGTCGGGTAGGCTTTCCATCTTTCATCTCAGCGCCAGGCATATTGCCCATTCGTGCTAAAAAGGATGCCCTACGAGGGTTATCTCCCGACTTTACAGGTGCTTTTAAATTACCACCAGTTTCTGCATTATAAGATGCTCTACCCTTGGCATTCAAGCCCCCAGAAGCAGATTTGCCTTCTTTTCTTTGCCAAGCAGGGGATTTCATTTCTTTTTAGCAGTCTTAGCTGCCGCCTTAAATGCCGCCTCAGTAGGAGCGCCTTTAGAGCCAACCTTACGCATCTTTTCACCAGAACCAGCCTTGATGCGCTCTCTCTTTTTTGCAATGTTAGCGTAGAGACCTTGTTTCATTTGCCACGACCTGATTTCTTCATCATATTGGTGGCAGTACGGCTACCACGAACAGGCATAGACTTAGGTTTACCAACAGCAACCATGATGGTTACAGGCATACCTTTAGCCTTTTTAGGTGTCTTAGAACTGGTCATTTTGGGTGATTTGCTATACATCATTTTTCCTTGGTTATAGGGCCGCCACCTTTCCACGCATCACAAGTGCGAGCGGAAGCACAAGTGAACTGAAACAAGTCACAATAGCCGAGATCAGCGGCTTTGATGAACTCTTCGTCATAAGACAATTCGTCTTCGCCTTCATCCTTCTCTAGTCCACCAATGATGCATTCCATCATCTTAGGAGTCTGGATAAAAGCCGCACAATTACCGCAGAGCATTGATTTAATGCTTTCAGTAGGTGCGTTATACATCTTGGCTTTCTTTAGCCAAAACAACTCATTGGGTTCTTCTGGGTTAGGTGGGCCATAGCCAAACTTCTTGAACGCATTGTTGCGGTTCTTCAGATTGATCTGAATATCTTGAGTGGCTATAGGGCAGATAGCACCAGATAGTAAGCTCATCGTATTACCTTAGTCGCAATAAACGAAATAATACCGCCAACAACAGATGCAATAGCCATCCCGACAAACATACCGCCTTTAGACTTGTTAGCCATCTCTAACAGAGTTTTAATGTCTTCACGCATGGCATGAACTTCTGCCTGTAAAGCCTCAACTTGGGCTTCTAGTTTGCCAAACTCTCTTGGATCAATATCAGACATTTGCGACTTTCTTTGGTCTTCCTAACTTCTTGACAGGAGTAGGAGGTGATAGAACTACTGGTTTTTCATAGGTTTCAGGTGTTTCTTCTGTATCAATTCTGACATAACCTGCATGACCCTTCATAGAGTCAATGTCGTGCTGATGTACAAAAGTAACAGTCTGACCGCTTACCAAACAACGAAATGTAGCCATAAAAATCCTTTGAAAAAGGGGGTTATTAGCCCCCTTTTATTTAGACCATACGAGCCACAACAACACGGAGTGTTGAAGAAGCAAGGTCTGCTGTTGATCCAGACTCATTCTGAATGCGGAACTTGACTGTATTTGCGGCAGAGACATAACCTGTCACTGTCAAGCCTACCAAGTCCACACCCAAAGATGCGCCAATGACCATATCACCCAAAGCTACGCCAGGGATTGTGATGTCGTCAGTTTCGCCAGCGCCATCGACTAATGAACCAGCGTCCAAGGTAGCACGAACTACCCATGTATCGCTGAAAAGTCCACGGAACTGGTCGTTACCACGCCTTACTGTTACTGCTGATGCGGTTGCCATAATAAATTCCTCCTAGATTAAGAAAACCCCCCCACCTGTTAAGGCGAGGGGAAAGTGGCAACATTAGGCTGGAACTGCCAAAGCAAAGGCGGCTGAAGCGTTAGAAGCAGAGCTTGTAGCGCTAGTACGCAGAGCCTTCACGCCATACAGAGTGTCAGCAGTAAACAATGTACCAAGGTACTCTTGTTTGTACTGAGTCTGTGAACGGATGCCCAACTGCTCAACCAACACCATTGCATCACGATGACCCATCAAGCAGATACGATCAGTGGTAGAGTTACCAGCACCAGTATCAGCATTAGAGGTAGCGAAAACAGCCATGCCGTAGAGCTGACCAATTTCACCATTGCGGATTGCATCGCCATTGCCGACAAATGCTTGCTCAGTGTAACGAGCCAAACCCATCAGCGTGTTACGGCTTGAGGGTGGGATCAGGAAGAAACGACCATCCATAGGAATGTCGTTGTCGTCCAAACGCTGAATGGTGCGACGAATAGCGGCATCAGTCAAAGCGGCAGCGTTAGAAGATGTGCTGTTGTAAGCAGTAGTACCATCAGAGCCAACAAAGGCTTTGGTAGTAGTGTTGCTAGTAGCATAGTCATCAGTACCAACTGTAGCGCCATTGAAAGCACGACCCAAACGAACCAGATCGGTGTCGATACGACGAGCCAAAGCATAACCAGCGTCTTCTGTGTAGAAAGAACGCAGTGATGTCAGAGCTTGCACTTCAACGATGTCTTCGATCAAGCGTGAGTACTCATAGTGGTTGTTGATCAACACTTGAATGTTGGTTTCGCTGTTAGCGATCAAAGTCACTGCATCAGTAGCGGCTTTTGCAGAAGCAGAACCACGAGCAGGGCTAGGGATGTTGATAGTGTCACCCTTTTTGCCTTTGAAAGACATCT